ACTACGGCGAACGAGGCCGAGGTGAAGTCACCCGTAGTGGATATGCGGAGGTACTGGCCCACCGAGCCGGCGACCTCTATGCGCTCAAATCCGCGGTCGCCATCGGCAACAGCCGTGAATGCGCCCAGGGATGTGTAAGTCGAGTCGTCGTCGGAGTCCTCGATAGTCACCGTGAGGGTGTCATCCTGTACGTCGAACACCTGGATATACGCCTGCAATCCATCGGTGCTACCGGCGCCATAGTCGAGCCCCGAACTGTCGGTCGCCTCAGTGTCGGTCTGGATTCCTGCCGTGAGCTGGTCGCCCCACTCAAGGCCGTGGCTATTCGCCTGCGTGCTCACCGTGAAAGTGAACGCACCGTCATCCCCGCGCGTGCCGTCGTAGTTGATCTGCTTGGCGACCATTACCGCAGCCTCATTGCCCTGCGAAGTGCCACGGCAATACATCACGTGGGCGTCTTCGGTAGGCAGCGAGGAAAGCACGGGGTGCGCCTGGTCGTCACTCGGATTGAAGTAAGCGTTGAAGCCGATAGCGCCATCCTTGGTGCTGTAAATGCGCTCTATCGCCGACTTGTTGATACCGGTGACTTCCAGCGTTCCACGCGGGCCGCTAATCGCAGACAGCGAACCGATGTCGCCTGAAAGGTCATAGCCATCGACGTACAGATTGTCGCCCAGGCCGCTAGTTTTACTCATTGCTCAGTCCTCCTATGCTTCCTGAGACCACACGTCAGATACGACGATTGGTAGCGTGATTACATAAACGCGGTACTTCTTGCCGTCTTGATCCACGTAGCCCGCACGGGCACTGAGGCCATCTGGCGAATACGCCCCGAGTAGATCGACGTTCATCACGTTTCCGTCGAAGGTGAAGTCACCTGCGTACGCTTCGAACACCAGCGACAGTGCGTTGCCGAGAATGGCGTCTATCGCATCTTCCGGGTCTTGCAACATGTTCGTCATAAGTCGCACGTTGAACGTGACGAGTGCTGATGTGCTATTCAGGCCGGACACTTCGGCTATCGGCCGGATACCGTCAACCCAAGCGAAGAACCCCAGTCCATTACCCGGCGCGTTCTTAGGCTCGTGCGAGTTCACGTAGTCGAAGACGCCCAGAGACATAGCGTGCGAGACGATGTGATCGGTGATGTCGTCAATATGAAGTGCCATCACATCTCCCTCAGGTAGCGCTCTTGATCTCGCTCTGCGATCTCGATCGCCTTGCCTTGCAGTTCCTCGGCAGTGCGGCGGAAGTTCGCATATCCCTTGAAGCGCGTTGTCTCGTTACGGGAGCCCGTACCTTCAAGCCAGGGGCCATATACGACGCCGTTGTCAGTTACGACATGGCCGCCGTTATCGCGCTTCACTTCAACGTGCGACTCGTAGAAACCACTCGGGTGCCGGAACGTCTGGGCGAAAGCCGCAGAAAGCATCGTGTGGCCCTCTTTGGCAATGTCCTCTTCGGCGTGCTCGCAGTAGTCCCGCAGGATCGTTTCTGCGCGGCCGTCGAATATCGGCCCCTCGGTGCGTACCTCCATGGCTCACACCGCCCTCGTTCGCGAGGTCCGGCCGTAGCTGCCGTACACGGAGGCTTCGAGCCGCTGGATAGCCGAGCCGGTCGCGTTCCGCACGGACTCGCCGCTGCCGACCGTGCGGGCGTACGCGCTGCCTTCCTGCTGGATCTCGTCCAGGGCGTACGCGATGACGAGCTGGACGACGGGGCCGGGCGCCTGGTGGGCCTGGACCGCCTGTGCGTCGCTGTGCGCTGATGCGGTAGTCCCGGCGACACCCCTGGTCACACCGAGCCGGCGAGCCGCGTAGATGGCCGGGGAGCCGGTGTGCGCTGCGAGGGTCGAGCCGTCCCAGGCCCGGCGGACCGTGAGCGTCGTGTCGGCGACATCGACCACCAGGACGCGCTCGGAGTCGATCAGCAGCACCTCGCCGACCGCCACGCTCCCGGCCGTGACTCCGGTGACGGACTGGGCGCTCTGCTGGGACGCGAGGTCGCTGCACACTTCGCCCGTGTCGATCATGGATCGCTCGGTCACGGTGACGAACTCGTCTTCGACCTTGAGCAGGGAGCCGACGCCGACCACGGCCGAGTTGGTCACGTCCAGGGAGGCCGCGCTGTCGGAGATGGCCCCGTCGAGGGCACCAGCGGCCATGAGAGCTTCCGGCCAGCCGAAGACGCCCGACAGCACGACGGAGCGCTGCCAGGTTGTCTGTGAGGCTGTGAAGGCCGCGGAGCTGCCGACGTTCAGCTCTATCCGGCTGTACGGGGGCCCGCTGTTGACCGGCTCAAGCAGGACATCGCTGGTGGGAATCGAGACACCACCGGAAGTCAGCGACGTGACCGAGACGATCTCGTTGCGGTCGAGCCAGAGGCGCCATGCCCGCGCACGCTGGCGATTCGGCCAATCGAAGTAGCGCGTCGCAACCTCGGGGTAGAAGGTGCGGTGACATAGCTGTTCCACCGCGCGGGAGGCATTCTCAACCGCACGGTCTATCTGCGCGTTGTTGCGCGCAGTTTCCTTACTGTCCAGGGCAGACTTCACCGCCTCCCTGGTGCAATACCAGATACCCATTGCTCCGCCTTGCTTTCTGGCCTAGGGCCTCGCAAGGCCCAGCTATGGTGTGTTGCTCACTGCTGGTGCTTCCAGCCATCCCAAGGGCAGAACAGAACGCCGTCCTCGGTCTCTTCTAGTGGGGTGCCGTCGTTAGGGCAGCACAGCGGCCTTACTCGCCAGTCCTGTGCCGACTCGGCCTCTTCTTGCCGGATGTTCTTGATAATCGAGAGAAGTCCGTACCAGCCAGCCATGGTTACTCCTAAGACCTGGATGCACTGTGGGCTACGGCAGTGCATCCAGGAGTCGCATTGCTTAGGACAGTGCAGCGGGCAGGCTTGCCGGAGCCCTACGCACATTCAGGTCGTGCAGGATGTAGAGAAGCCCGCCGATCTGCGCGTTCGAGCCGACATCCGCCACATCGACGGAGATGTAGGAGTAACCATCGGACAGCTGGTCAGCGCCGATGGTGAACGCGATAACACCGCCCGCCTCAGCAGAGGTTGCGTCGGTGTAGGTAGCCGCAGCGGCCTGCGTGGTCTTCGTCCAGGTCTCGGTACCGTCAGGCGTGGCAGCGAGCTTGGAGTAAACCGTGTCGATCTTTGCGAGGGTGCCGGAAGAACCGGAACTCGCCGCGGTGTGCTGGTTGAGGGTGAAAGCCGGGTCATCCCCAGCAGTGCCAGCCTTCTTGAACAGCACGACCGTGATAGCGGAGCAGTTCTTCATAGAGACGCGCTTGCCGGTGTTAGCGGCCGAAGACATGTCAGTCGGGACGAAGCCAACAGAGAGGTCAACGACCCTGCCAATACCCTGAGTCCAGGACATGGGAACTTCCTTTCTTATCGGCCTCTAAGCCGACTGATTGATGGGGGAGCCAGCCTCTAAGCCGCTCCCCCCGGAAAGCCCTCTATCAACTGGTCGTTGCCTTGAGGGTGACGAACGGAGACAGCGTGTTCGTGCTGGCGTTGCGCGGCGTAATGGCGGACTGGAGCCACGCCTTGCCGTCCACGCGAGTTACGATCTTGAATGCGGTCTGATCGTTCTGGAACTTGTAATGCGCCGAGGAAGAGGCGGTCATCGCCTGGCGGTCACCGATCAGGTAGTAGCCGAAGTCGAACAGCGCGAGGTCGCCAGCAGCGCCCAGCTTTGGAGCCTTCTCGGACACAACCACAGGCAGGCCCATGAGGGTGTACTGCGGGGCACCGTGAGCACTCTGGCCGGGCAGCCACAGCGGCGGGGCGACAGGCGTGGAGCCGGACACCAGAGCCATCTGGAGAAGCTGCGGCAGGGCGTCGGGGGCGATGACCCACACGGCACGGCTCATGGACTGCGGGAGCAGGCGCGAGTACATGTTCGCCACGTCCGCAAAGGCGATCTCGTTAGTCGTGCCGCGCGGCACAGAGACGACCGCATTCGCCTTGTAGATGCCCTTCGGCTGCCCAACGCCATTGCCGTTGAGGAACGCGTCGTCCTCGTAGTAGGCAATCGCCTGCGGGAACGCCTGATTGGCGAACGCCTCGAAGGAAGCGCCGGAGTCCGTCAGCAGTTCGTTGTTAACAACGCTGTAGGTAGTGAGCTTCTTAGCGTCCAGGAAGATCTGTTCAAAGCTCGGCTCGGACTCGGTGAAGGTCCCGCCTTCCTCCGTCCAGTAGCCGACGATGCCGCCGTAGACGGACGAGACGTTGGAGCTGGAGTCCACGGCCGGGAAGCCGACGCGGGACGTCTCCATCGGGATGACACGGGCACGGCCACGCACGACGGACTGCTCCAGGGCAAGGGCCTGAAGCTCGGAGCGCAGCACCTCGGGGACCAGGAAGCCACCACCGGCCGGGTCGGTCGTGGAGGCCGCGTTGCGGAGCCGGGTCAGCTTGGCGTTGACCTCGGGGTCCATGCGGTTGGTGTTGTGCCAGATGGTCCGGAAGAAGTCGGCCGAGCCGTCGTAATCGCGGTCGAGCTTGGCGCCAGCAGCCTTGCT